GATGTCACCGCCAAACCTCTCTGCTGCTCAAAGGTTTGCTGTGTGTCACCGGGGTTAAGAGCAGTTTTTGGTAGGTTCTTGATAGCGTTAGGATCAAGCTGGCTAAGCCGTGCAGACTTCGCCGTCAGTTTCCATGCCAGCTCATACTCTGCCAAGCCAAAGATGTTGTTCGTGTTCACCAAGGAAAGAACCTCATAGACAGTATCATCAAACATGAACATGTCGCCCTCTGACGGAGTGATCTTCTTGTCATCCAAGTCTTTCACCTGAACCAAAACCTCAAGGCTGCACTCAAGCTGAGGCCCAAAGGCCGTGTTCTTAGAAACCCATTCAGGCTGACCAACCGATGCAGGTATCCGAATAGGATTGTCAAAGATCTTCTCCGGAGCCTCGTCGTACACAGGGTGAATCGCACTCTTCAACGTCGACAACGGCATGTAGAGAATGAACTGGCCCGCAAGGTCTGTCAGAAACTCCTTTGTCAAGTCGTTTATAAACTGAATCTCCTTCTGTCCTATGAATAATCTGGCCATTGTCTATGCTTCGTTCTTTCTAAATCACCATACGCAGAAGACGTACTTTGGGGGGATTGGCGTGAATGATAGCTGTTTGACCATTGCTTCAGTCTTGGCTGCTTCTTGCTCGGCCAGTTTGTCATATGTAAGGCCATCCAGCGTTTCCTTGAGAGAATCTAGGAGCTTTGATTGCATCTCTCGGCCAGCGGTTCTTAGGTCGTCGCCATCAAGCTGCAAATCTGCGCCAGGGATTGGGATGTTCTTGAACTTGCTTCGAACCTTTCCAAGCAGTTCTGTGCACAAAGCCAAAGTGAACTGGGCAATCCAGTTCCTGCTCCACATGTTCAGGCTGTTGTAGTTCAAAGGACCAAATGGTGAGTTGAAAGGACCATTGACGCCATAGATCTTGTCATCCTGAGTTGTAGCGCTAGAACCACTGCCATAGACCTGATAGGACGAGCCAGAGTTCACCAGAGAGTTTGCTATACTGGGGAATGGCGAAGATGAGAACCTGACCCGAAGCCAGACACGGTCGTAGTATCCTAGGCGTAGGTTGTTTGGAACAGGATATATCCGAATCTTGCGGCCAGAAATCTTGTAGGTATAATGTGACCTTCTGATCTTCTGAGCCTCCTTGAGCATGGAGCCTCTCAACACATCTTCAAACAGAGGAAGCACATAGAACCTAGTGTCTGGGATCCAGCTCTCAACTGGCAAACCAGAGGCAACAAAGTTCGAGGCAAGGTTACTGTTGAACATGTACTGGGCTGGGGGTCCATGAAACACCTCAACAACCTGCATTCCACCGACAGAGCCACTTGCTTGTTGTGACCAGAGGCTAGAGCCGCTAACATCAACCAAGTCTGTGTATAGGTCATATTCCTGTCTCCCAGTAGAGAGGTGAATATAACCCATGTAAGAGTCTTCAGACTGACCAAAACCAACGATGCTAGCATAGGGGGCTGCTAACATGTTCAGAAACTCAAGGTTCTGCTGAACGTACATGTTGGAGATGTTGATGTTGTTGTTCCCGTTCTCATCCAGAGAGCCAGTGGGCATGCCAAGGATGGAAGCCAAGTTTGACTTGTTCTGATATTCAATCATCTTGGCATTGAACTCACGAGTCGCTGTCTCGAAAGAAGCCCAGATCATCTGTTTGGTGAGCTCAACCCCTAGGACGTCCTCACCAAGCATCCTGAGAACGAACGTGACCATGTTGTCGGCATCGCTCTGAAACAGAGAATACCTGTCATAGAAGCCAAAGGGTGTTGGCCGCAGAGTTGTGTTGAAGGTAATCGATGGAGGAGGAGCCATTGCAGCTTTAACTACAGATGGCTCACCAGATCATTTCTTGGCGGGGGTTTTGCCAGCAGCAGCTTTCGCCCTTGCTTGCTCGTGGAGTTGTTTCTGTTGCTCGCGGCCTTTCTTCAGACCGGCTTTGTATGCAGCAGCAATGGCTTCCATCACCATCTCTTCGTCAGCAGCAGCAACATCGGATGCGGCAGCAGCATCGTCGGCCATTGCCGCTCCAGCATCTTCTTTGACAGATCCTGCGCTGCCTGCGCCAGATGGGGTGGCAGGAGGAGCTGACTGGCCCGCAGTTACTGCATCGCCTGAACCGCCCGACATTTCCTGAAGCGAATTAAAATATGCTATGATCTTTTCTTGTGCTGGCGCCGGATAGTCCTTGAAGGCGCTTGGCGCGTTGGGCGCGAATTGTTGGTTAAAAATCTTGGCAAAAACCGCTGCTTTCTTTGCATTGTCCATGCCATCCCACAATTGTTTTGCCGATGTCGCAGCATGCATCTTGGCATAGTCGGGGCTAGCACCTTGGCGTGCATTTAGCCAATCGCCAGATGCTTCCGCAAGGGATTCTTTCAATGATTCCTTGACCAGCTTGGCAAGGTCTTTCATGTTCATCTTGACACTAGCTGGTTTCTTGTTGTTGTTAGTTTGTTTGTCTGTAGCCATGGTTGTTGTTTTATTCCCATGACTAAGTACCTCAAGCACTGGCTTTTTGCTTTTTGGTGCTGGCCGTGATTGCTGCTGAAT